GTTGCCTTCCATGTCATCTTGTTTACCCGAGTTCATATAAAGTATGCAGCTTTTATCTACGGGTATTACATTTGCCGATACCTGGCGCGATCGGGAGACAGCATGTTCATCATGAAAAGCCAAATTGTCCCTGGTAGTATCCGTTTGGCACCAGACTCAGTGCAATACTCTGCCCCCACCAATAGGAGTGGCTTGTCCCCTAATTCGGTGGCTGGTGGCCTTCGGGCCGCCTACACCCGTCCACTAATACATACGGGTGTGGTAGTGACTGAGACTGTCTGGGAATGGCTGTGGCGAAACAGCGACCGGATACTTGCCATAATAGTAGGCCTTAAGTTGGCCGAAGTAACCTGGCGTGAATGGTCCCCTACTTTGAGGGACATTTACTCACACCTGGTGGACCTGTTTAAAATGCGACCACGGTACAAGCCTGAAACCATGAGATCAATTTTCATGAATGTACCATTGACCCAGTCTAGGGTCACGCCGAACCACACTCATGGCGAAGCTGCTGGCGATAGAGGCGCCGCTGTTTCGACCATGGTGAGAATTGCTAACATGACTGGTAGTTCGTATTATTTTATCCAGAAATCTCGAACAGATGAGCGAAAGGGCCGCGCTGGCTCGCGCTCATATTACTGGACCAAGGACTTGAATGTTAGCCCTGCAGTCATGGTATTGCCAGAGAATCCAATGATGATCTTGGTTGATGTTGACCAATATCTGGACATGCCATTGATTCTATCTTCTCATAATGTGCCGTTTCTGCTCTACACGTTTCAGCCCTCCAGAGTTTCGAGGGAGTCGTCGAATTATGTTTACACTTTTGACGACAATGACCAGGTGGAATACCGGGTCACGGGTGGGGCTACTTATGTACATAAAGTGTGGAATTACTCGAGGGACCACATCCTTGCAACCTCAACTTTTTGTGGTATACCCTATCGAGCTGCGGCGTATTTAGTCGATCGACGCGCCACTGATGCTGATCATCAATTGGTTTGCCTAACCCCCCAGGGTTCATGGGGAATGTTTTCCGCTTGGTTGACCTTATTCTTGAGTGGAGACCGTCTGTGCTACCTTCGGGTGGCATATGAAGGCTTCCTTAGGCTCAAGGTCTTGACCAATGCTGGATTGTTTACCTCAACGGGGAAGGTGGGCTGTTACCATAATTCCTACATCAGCACTGCTGCGGATGATGCCATTGCGTCTATAGCTAGAGTCTCAAAGTATGACTTGACCAATCCTCAAGCGGCTAGCTTTGTAGATGGCGATAAGTTGGCAACTGCAGCGTTAGTGGAGTATCACCGAGTGAAGGCCGGCCATAAGCCCGACTACATCTTTCCAGTAGATCAGGGAGTTCGAAGGTACCAATTTGCTCCAGAAACCTTCGACCCAGAGGCTAAGGCCGGGATGGTTCCCTTCATGTCGCCCATTGTCCATGGGGCATTTGTCCCGGACAAGGTCCTATCCAACGAGCAGGAATGCATAAGAGCTAGAATAACTAACGTTCAGCCTCCTGTTCTCGTTTCGACGCCTTTTATGGCGCAGGTGATTGAGGAGTTTGCAAAATGTTTGATTCCAGAACCGCATAAACTCCACCCAACTGATTTCGAGGAGGTGGTTGAGCGGCAGGCTCGCCCCTCGCAGCGAAGAATTTTGGCCGCAGCAGAGTATGTCATTCCGGAGAGGATGCTCAAAATATTTCTTAAGAAGGAAGCCTACCCGGATGTCAAGCCTCCGCGGCCTATTTCACAAATAAACGGCCCAGATAAGCGTGATTACTCAATGTTCATTTATGCATTTGAGGCCGTTATAAAGCCGCAACCATGGTATGCCTTTAGTAGGCCACCGCGTGAAATAGCTCAGCGTGTGGCAGCCGTGGTTGATAAGGCGAACTTCGCAGTCAATTCTGATTTCAGTAAATGGGATGGTCATGTGTCAAACTTGCTGAGGGAGCTAGAGCAAACGTGTCTGTTGCGGGCCTTTGCTCCCCAGCACCACGCCAAACTGGTTGAACTGTTCCAGTCCCAGTTCGATTTGAGTGCCATTGGAACCTACGGGTCATGGTACAAGTCGGGTTTCGCTAGGGCGTCAGGCTCGCCCGAAACGTCTATCTTGAATAGCATGGATAATGCCTTTGTAGCGTTTATGGCCTT